GGTCTGCCTCGTAGACGTGACCACAGTCGAGGCGGACCATGGTCGTCACGTGGGTGCCGGCTCCTGGAGCAACCGGCCGCAGCCACGGCAGAACAGGCAGCCGTCCACCGTCACCGTTGCCTCGGCAGTATCGAGGGCTCGCTTGCAGCCTGGGCACTTGGTCGACACGCCGTCGTACCCCTCGAGCTGCCGCTCCAGGTTCCGCTGGCGCTTGGCCTTGTACCGTTCACCGACTTCCTTGGCGAGAGAGTCGATCGACCCGTCGGGTTCGACCGTGGTGAGAAGGAGGTTGCCGAGGAAGTGCAGTGCGTCGACCAGCTCACCGAGGAACGCGTCCCGGTCGAAGCGGTCGCCCTGTGCCCACGGCTTCCAGCTTACCTCGCTGGTCGCTTCGTGCACCTCGTCTTCGAGGGCGTACGCGTTCCAGAGGATGAACGCTGACCGCTCCGCTCCCCGCAGGACGGTGGGGTCTCGGTGGAAGGCCTCGACCTGCAGCTCCTGCTGCAGGCCGAGGAACTCCTTGAGGTCCACCTCAGAACGGCTCTTCGCTCGGCTGAGCCTGCTGGGGTGGGGCCTGCCCGTCGGCGGGAGGCTGCTGCGGCACCGGCTGGGGCGGTGCGTTGTAGCCCGGCACCTGCATAGGCGGCACCTGGACCGCCTGCTGCGGCTGCTGCGGCGGAGCCTGGGGCTGGGGGTAGGGCTGCTGGGGCTGAGGTGCCACCGGCGGGGCCTGTGGCACCTGGGGCTGCGGGTACTGCGGAGCGGGCTGGGCCTGCTGAGGCGCGGGAACCTGCGGCTGGGGCGGCTGGTACTGCGGCGCCGGAGCGAACTGCTCGCCTGGTTGCGGCTGGTACTGCGGTTGGGGCGGCACCGGCGCGCCCGGCACGTACTGCGGCTGGGGCTGGGGTGGAGCCACCGGCTGTGGCGGGAACGCTGGTTGGGGCGGTGGAGCGACTGGCTGCGGACCCTGCGTGGTCTGCGGCGGGAACGCCGGCTGCGGCACCTGGGGCACCTGCTGCATGGGCGGGGCCTGCTGCGGCTGCACCGGCGGCACCCCGGGGACGGCCATGCTGGCCGCGGGAGCGACCGGGTTCGGGCTCGACGGCGGGAGGATCTTGTTGACCTCGTTGCGCGGCTTGCCCTCCCAGATGCGGGTCCCCAGCTCCATGCGGCAGCGCCGTCCTGGCAGGGCCACCGCGATCTGCTCCATCGACTGGGCCTGACTGAACCACGCCTCGTCGAGGCCGAACGACCGCATGTGCTCGAAGAAGAACGACAGGGCGTTGTCGTTGTCGGCCGAGAACACGTACTGGTCGAAGACCTTCTTGCCGGCGTACGGGCCGGCCTCGACCTGCCACTTGGCCTTGATCATCGGCTTGCCGGTCGACGTCGTCTCGGACGACGCCTCGAGGCAGACCATGTCGTACTGGTTGTCGGGCAGGGGCTCGAAGCTGGCGGTCTTGGCCCGCCGCATGGCTTCGTTGAAGTCGATCACGCTCACGGTGGAGGGTGTCCTTTCTCTGTGTCTCGTCGCCTACGCGGCGTGTTGGCCGTTAGGACTTCCGAAGAGCTGGGTGTACATCTGGTAAACGTTCGGTTCGTCGACCACCTGGCCGAGCCGGCCCTGGACCGCCTCACCCGCTTCGAACTGAGGGTGCTGGCTGATCAGGAGCCGGCGGACCTCAGCACCGGTCATCTGCCCGTTAGCGTCCGCGGTCGCCTCTTTGTAGAGGTAGCCGACGATGTCCATCCAGTAGGGCAGCGCCACCTCGATCTGGCCCTGCATGTAGGGCTTCCACTTGCCGGCCTGGTTCTGCCGGGTCTCAGCGATGAACATAGCGACCTTGAACGGGTGGGTCGGGTGCATGGTCAGGTCCCGGAACCCGCGGATGATCGAGTCCATCTCCGTCAGCAGGGTGCCCCAGTCCTGGATCTTCATCGCCTCGGTGCCGCGCAGCGCCTGCTTGCAGCGCCGCTGGATGTCGGTGATCGAGTCGACGACGATCGAGGTGAAGTCGTGCTCGGCCTGGAGCAGCCACTGGTAGGTCCGGACGACGCTGAGCCAGTCCTGGACGTACACCACGCAGATGTCCCACGTGCCGTTGTACCTAGGGGGTGGTTGGGTCGGCACCCACTGGGTGAGGCGGACCGGTCGGCCGTACATCTGAGTCAGGCTCTCGGCCAAGGGGAGGAAGCGGGTCCGCCACTCGGAGTCGATGATCAGGACCGGCGGCGGGCACGTGCCACCCAGGGTCGTCTTGCCGGTCTTCGCCGGTGCGTGGACTAGCAGGGAGAAGGTCGGGCTCCAGATGGCCTGCTGCGGTGTCCAGAGCTCGGTCATGCGTCGTGCGCCTCTTCGTCCTTGTCGTAGCGGTCCAGCGGGTTGACCTGGACGTAGTGCTCCGAGATGAAGTCCTCAGCCCGGCTACCGTCGTCGAACATGTCGCAGACGGCGGTGAACTCGCAGCCCCAGCTGCACTTGGCACCCGGGGAAGGGTAGGCGACCATGTGGTGGTCGACTCCCTCCTGGAGCATCCGCTCGGTGTGGGTGAGCTGCAGGGCCTCGCCCTTCAACCGCTCCCGGAACCGCTCGATGGTGATGGGATTGTGCCGGAGCTCCAGCCGCTGGTAGAACGGTGGGTTGGCTCCAGCGGTGCGCTTCACCCGGCGGAGCATGTTGTACAGCGCGCCCTCCGTCCGGGGCTCGTCGGGCTGCCGGTTCGCGTCCTCGAGCAGGTGGTAGGTCTTCATCTGCTCGTCCTTGGGCAGCACACGGGCCGGCTCGGTGAAGTTGCCGACCGACTTGTGGTCCATGAACAGGCGGATCAGGTCGTGGTCGCGCTGGAGGCGAACGTCCAATCGGCCCTGCAGGAGGACCGACAGCTTCGAGTTGACCTCGATGATGGTCTGGAGGACCTGCTCGGGCGCCACCACGGTGTAGCCGGCGTCGGCTCCCTCCTCGGCCAGCCACTGGACGTACCCCTCGATCATGGCCCGGCCGTACTCGGCCTCCTTCTGGAAGTCGCTGAGCTTGGAGGCGACCACCTCACCCTCGAGGGAGGCGGTCGCCCTGACCAGCGCCAGCTCATCCTCCTCGATGATCTTCTCGAAGGTGGTGCGCGGGTCGACCGGGGTCTGGCCGTTCGGCACGTACCAACCGGCCAGCGCGTTGTGGATGCGGGTGCCGAGTGACATGACCCCAGTGGCTGGTTCGGCCGTGAGACGGAGGCCGCGGTACCAGCTCAGCCACCACCGCCGGCGGCAGTGCTTGAAGGTCTGCAGCTCAGAGTTCGAGACTCGGCGCAGGCCGTCACGCCAGAGGGCGGCCACCCCGACCAGTTCTTCCGCCTGCGCTTGCGACACGGAGGACGTGGAGTTGCCGGTCGGGGTGACCTGGTCGGCCAGTGTACCGTTAGGGGGTGACAGGGGCTCGAGAGGCGCTGCGACCGCCGTGGCGGCGGCTGGGGATCGCTGCTCTTCGACGGCCGCAGCGCCCTCGTGATGCGGTGGGGAAGCCGCATCGACCTGGAACGGACCCGTGCCCGCGTCCACCTGGTCCAGCCAGTGCTGGACCTTCTCGCACCACTGCATGATGCGAGGCATGTCCTCGGGCGGGCAGTTGTCGGCTCGGTACTGGCTGGGCCAGCCGAAGCCCGGAGCGGGCTTGCCACCCAACCGCTTCATCACGGCCTCGTAGGCGTCGACGGTGGCGCGCCGGGCGAGGTCGTAGTCGCTGGGCGGCAGTCTGGAACCGTCGGCTAGCTGGATGCCGGCCGGTGCTGGGCCGGGCTCGACCTCAACGACGTGAGCCTCTTCCCGCTCGTCGAAGATCGGCCAGATGACCGGGTCGTCGTGTGGACCGTACACTGTGCCCCCCGGCTGGCTCGGTTCGGCGCCGGGCGAGACCGCGACTCGCTCGGAACCAGCCTCGTCACCAGCCGGGAGGACCTGTGGCAGCTCGACACCGAGCCACGCAGCCAGGCTGCGCTGCTCTCCAGGGCGGAACTGCGCGAATGTCTTCTTGCCCTTCTCGAGGTCGCCGAGCCGTCCCGTGGTCCAGGTGTCGCCACCCTCGTGTTGGGTCAGCTGAGCGACCGCCGCTTTGCGGCTGAGCTTCTCAGTGCTGCGGCGGGCTACGACTTGCTCCCCAGTGATCATCGTCTCGTCCCTTCTAGGTGGTTACCTTACTTCATCCGCCAAGGAGGTGTCCAGCCAGGAGCTGCTGCTCTTCGTGGTCTAGTTCGGCGGTCGAGTACCCCGCCTTGGCCAGCCGGTCACGGTCCCGGACGATCTCCTCGAGGCGGGTCGCCTTCTCTCGGAGCTTCTGCAGCTGGCGGACCTCGATGGTGTCTGGTGCGATGATGTCGACCACCGTCACGGACTCGTGTCGCTCCGAGCCGACCCGGTGCACCCGGTCCTCGGCCTGGACGTTCTCGAGCATGGACCAGCTGCGCTGCAGGAACACGATGGTGTCAGCGGCCGACATGTTGACGCCCACGCCGCCGGCGGCGATCGTGAACAGCATCACCTGCGCGTCACCGGCCTGGAACTCGTTCAGGTTCTGCTGCCGCTCGTGCTGCGGGACCTTGCCGGTCAACAGGCGGTAGCTGACCCCCTTCGCGTTGAACCTGGCCGCGGCCATCTCGATCAGCTGGCGGGAGGCTGCGCACACTGCGACCTGCCGGTCCGGTCCCAGCTCCTGCAAGACCTCCTCGAGCACGTCCAGCTTGGGACTGGGCTCGCTGAGGCGGAGCTGGTTCGTCTCGGGATCGACCTCGCAGTAGCTCGAGCTGAACTGGACCAGGCGCAGGGCCTTCACGAGGTTGGTCGTGGCGAGCACGACGTCTCCGTCGTCCAGTTCGGCGAGCAGGTGCTCTTCCATCGCTCGGTACGCCCGGGCCTGCTTCGTGGCCATGGGCGCCTCGCGGACCTCCCGAACCTTCGGCGGCAGGAACGGCAGCACCACCGCCTTCAGCATCCGGCGCATACGGGGGTCCAGGATCTTGTGGAACTCCTCGGCCGTGTCGGGCCGGACGCCCACGATGTCCAGCGCCGCGTACCGGTTCCACGCCAGCAGGGCGAACCGGTCGATGAACGCGGAGCGAGTCGGGTAGTCAGCCGGTGCGATCCCGTGCATGATCGACCACAGGTCACCGACGTTGTTCGCGATCGGCGTACCGGTCAGTGCCCAGC